TAATCTTTTCCTTCAATTGGTGTATCTTTAAAGGGGTCGTTTGATATGTCTCTTGGTTGTTCATCAAACTTTTTGTCCTTTAAATGTTTTTGTAGTTCAGCAGTTGAACCTACAAACAAAGCATTCTTAATGTTATTAGTTGTCTTATTCGGTACATCTTTTAGTTTAGATAATTTACTTTGTAAGTCTTGTAATTTATCAACGGTGTCGGCTACATTTTTAATTAATGCACCTGCGACTTCATATGCTCTTGGGTGTTGCCCTTCTTTTGCAACATCTAAAATGCCTTGTATTGCGTCTTGTCCTCGTTCAATTAAATTATAGTAATTTTCTCTACTATATTTGTAATCGTTTTCTATATCGTCTTTCTTTGGGTCTTCAACTCTAGGTACAGGTACAGACTTCTCTTGCAACATTAATTCTGCTACAGGAGTACTCTCTTCTTTGATACCTAAAATATCATTTACTTTGTCTTCTAGTTTACCCATTGTTTACGACCTTGAAGTTTGTATTTAAAACTATTCTACTATTAGATTTAACTGGATTACTACTTGCGTGAAATCTCCAACCATGAAATATTACGCAACGATTTGCTTTTGGTTTAACTCTCTTAGCAATACTTAGTGTTTCTGGTTTCTTATCTTTACTAAAAAACTCATTAAACAATATAGTATCACCATCTGTATCTGTTGGATAGTAAATGCAAACCATATGTTCTTCGTCTTCATCATCAACATGAGCCATATTATATTTACCATCTTTGAAATCAGGATGTGGAAACATTAAATTAAATTTTGCTCTTAACATTTCTACCTTATCAAACTCTTTTGTAAGTAGTCCTGCTTTGCCAACCATTTCAGATAATGAATGTCTTATAGGTTCAATGGCAGGATTTTGAGGTCCTTTTTGAGGTTGATTGTGTAAAAAAACTCTGTGTACCATTTGTGTAGACGAAAATGTATTATCATCTTTTACAATGCCTTTATTGTCTACTTGATTTGGTAGGATATCCATAGATAGGATATATGCTAGTCTTGTAATGTTTTGTTGAAAGCTATTATTTACGACTTCTGGTAAAACATTGTCTAATACTATTATTTCTTCTTTGTTCATTTATACCTCTCATTATGTATCACTTCCAGTTGATGGGTCAAATTTCTTTCCATCGTTAAAGAATGATATATTTGTTGTAAATCCGAAATCGTCACCAGGTGTTGCTGATGATGGATTTGGTGTTATCACTATTCTCTCTTCTCTTGCTTTATTTATTGTATCTGTACCAAGGTCTGTTTGTACTTTTCTAACAACACCTTGACTAGTTGACGGTCCATATAGATAGGTTTTTGCAGTAAAGTTAATTGTATAAATTACTGCTCTTCTTGTACTAAAGTCTCCGTCATAATTATCTTCGTATGCAATGTCGCCTATGATAATAGGTACATCACGCTTAATGTTCATGTCTGGTATCATATTTATAGTCACCGTATAATCGGGTTGAAAATACGGAACTATCTGTTCCATAATCTGTAATCCATTTTCTGCTGTTGCAGTAAAGATATACAAAGAGTAAGTTATGTTATACGGAACAGGTGTATAATTAAACTTCATATTTTGTTGTTGAGCAGTAGTAGAACCTTCTGTTGATGGAGTTCTAGTTTTTGTCAACTTATTTAATTTTCTACTAGGGTCATATTGTAGACCACTAATTTGAAAACCTATACGAGGTAGAATAGTTGAAAATTGTGTATCTTGTAAATCAGGTTGTTGTGTTAATCTTGTAATAAACTTTTCTTTAGGTGCATATGCTAAAGGCACCGTATATCGTTTTACAACTGAACCGTTTGCGTCTTTTGTTTGTACAATAATCTTATTAAAAATCTGTCCAAACGCAATAGTTAGTTTTCTTAATCCTTCGTTATAAAAATGTGTTCCGAACATTACTTAACATCTCCAAATGGGTTGCTTTCTGTAAAGTCTAATATGTCATCTGAAACCGTTGCAGTATCAAAACCTGCTTCAGTATCTAAATCTAAATTATCAGCGTAAACAGACCTTGTTTGTATACTTGTAGCGGCGTCTCCGTCTGTAGTAATATCATCAAATTCTTCTTGTATTACATACTGAGGATTACCATTTGCGTCACCTTGTTCTAGTTGTAAGAAACCAGAATAAGAAGACTGATTTAGTGTACCGTCTTCAAGTCTAAATTGGTATTGTAAACTTGTATCTAATGATAGTCTATCATCTGCTGAATCTATTGCACCAACTCCTGTGTTAAACTCTTCACTTGAATATTCAAAAGTTTTACATCTTAATTTGTAAACAGGTAAAGCACCTAATTGAAAGAACGGCTCTTGGTCTTCGACAAATGCAACTTCAAAAAACTTGTTCATTAAAGGATAGTATATTACATCACCTTCGTTAGGTCGACCATCTACTACTAAGTTTGCAGTATCATCAACTTGTTCTTGGAATCTTCTCTTTGCGATTACAAAAGTTGTATCGTCTCTTATTTCTAAACCAAACTTACTAATTATTTCTTGTTCGCCTTGGAATCCTTCTACCGTTTCAAAGTACATTTCAACCATATACGAGTCGTCAAACCTAGACGCAGAGTCTTCGCCAAGAATTAAATCTCTATTGACAAGAGTTCTTGGTAAATAATAAACAGCGTGACCATAGATTTTTAAATTTTCAACGATTAAATCTTCTATTAACCTTTTTTCATTTTGACTACCTATGCCATCGCCGCCTTGAAAGTAATGATTAACGGCCATTGTATTTTTATCCTATTAACATTGCTGGGTTTAGTTCAAACGAGTTTCTAATTTCTGTTTCTAATTTTTCTACATCTTGTAGTGCTTCAGAATAGATTTGTTGTCCGTTTAATGTAACCCCACCAATCATTGCTACTCCATTAAATTTAGAGAGGTTGGCACCCCATTGTTTTTTTACTAATGCAGTTGTGTATCTCTTTAACCAAATGTCATCATATACATCTGTATAAGTGTCTGGGTCTAGTTTTCTGTATGCGTCAATAACTAGATACTCACCAACTTGCAAGTCGCTTCCCCAATCCATATCAATGTGTAATTTATTGTCATGTTGATTAAACCTTAATGGTTTTTCACCAACTAATATGTGGTCTAGGAAATCTAATTGTCTCATTACAATGTCATAGTTGACAACACTTGTAGATGAGAAATCGTAAAGGTCATTTAGTCTTAACTGATATCTAACATCAAATAAGTTTAGACTACCTTTACTAGAAAAAGGAAATATGTTTTGTACTCCAACAATTGAATCAGGAACAATGATATAACCGTTTCCTGTTTTCCAAGTTGTGGTTACAGAATTTTTTGTGACACCTTCAGAAGTATCTGATAGTATTCTAGTTTTGTCTGCCTGTGTGTATTGGTATTTTAAGTATACTCTTTTGATACCGTCATAATGATATTGTTGATAGTATTGTATTGCTTCATCAACTCTATCATCTACTTGGTCATCATCAACATTAATTTCAATTACAGGATGTCCCAAGGCTCTCTTAGCATATGAGATAAGCGTCTGTCTAGTGTTAGGTATGGCCATAGTTTTATTCCTTTGTCTTTAGCAATATTTATAATTATCCATGAGGGTCGATGTCCCATTTCGTGTCTTTATCGTCTTTTTTATCAAAATACCAACATACTAGTACAAATAACACCCCTATACCTATCAAACTTTGTATAGTTGTGTCGTATCGTAATAGAAACAATAAGATTTCTAAACCATTTGCACCATCACTTATTAACCAATCAAGTTCTTCTTTTACATTCATTTAGTTTTACCACATCTTCGCATAGCAGATTTAACTTTAACTACCATATCAAATATCATCATATCTGTATGAAATGGTGTAGGTGTAAATCTTAGTCTTTCAGTACCAACAGCAACCGTAGGATAGTTAATAGGTTGTACATAGATACCATCTTTGTAAAGTAATTCATCTGAAACTGCTTTACATTTTTTAGCGTCACCTATAATTACTGGTACGATATGACTATCGTTTTGTAATACTTCTATACCTTGTCTTGTTAATTCTTCTTTTGTTTTTTGAGCTCGTTCTTGTAGTTGTTCTCTTAATTCTGGATGGTCTTTAACATACTTAATACTTGTTAAAGCACCGGCACATAGTACAGGCGATAAACTAGTTGTAAATATAAACGCACTTGCCATACTTCTAATTGCGTCTATAAACTCTCTCTTTCCACAAATGTAACCTCCCTGTACACCATAGGCCTTTGCTAATGTTCCATTAATAATATCAACATCAACATTATCTCGTTCACAAATACCAGCACCTTTTGGTCCGTATAAACCAACTCCGTGTACTTCATCAATGTACGATATAGCTTTATACTTTTTACATAAATCAGCAATCTCTTTTACAGGTGCAATATCTCCGTCCATACTATAGACACTTTCAAATACTACACATTTAGGACCAGGGTTAGACTTTAAGATACTTTCTAAATCGTCTAAATCATTATGTTTAAATATTTCTTTTTTACATTTACTATGTCTTAATCCTTGTATGATAGAAGAATGATTTTCGGCGTCTGAAATAAATAAAATTTCAGGCATAATCTTGCCCATAGTTTCTAAAGTTGTTTGATTAGCGTTGTATGCTGAAGTGAATAATAACGCACTTTCTTTGTCGTGTAATTGAGTTAATTCGTGTTCTAATGCAATGTGATAGTGAGTTGTACCGGAGATGTTTCTCGTCCCTCCAGCACCCGCTCCGCTCGTCTCCAGTGCTGTTTTCATGCTATCTATAACATAAGAATGTTGGCCCATGCCTAGATAATCATTTGAACACCAGTTGACTATTTTTTTGATTGAGTATTTTGAATACCAGATTGCGTTAGGATAACTACCTCTGGTTCGTAAGATATCATTGAATACACGGTATCTACCGTCAGCTTTTAATTCTGTTATTATTTTTTTAAATTTATCTAAATGTTCCATTATTCCACATAAGGAAATAAAGCGTCTGTACAAAATTCTTTTACATCATCTTCAGGTAAACCTAAACTTAACATAACTCTAGGAGTATGTGGATTCTCTCTTTGATGTTTTGCGTATCTGTTTTGTGCGTCTTTGATTTCCTGTAAGTCTCCTACTTCGTTGTTTCTTCTTAGTAGTGTAAAGTATACTTGTAAATTTGCTTGTGCCATACTTAACGCTTGTGTTAATTCTTTTTCAGTATTAATATTACCAGCCGCAATCATACCTGGACTAAAGATTTTCATAGCCCAATCAGGTAATGGTCTTGCTTTTGATGGTGTATAATTACTTGCTTCTTTTACAAACCAATCTACCATTGAATGGTCTCTCTTTGCAAGAGGAGAAAAGTCGTGGAAGAAACCTGTAACCTTTTTTGCACCTGCGATTACATCTAATCCAAATATAGGTGCTTCACTTGTTAGATTAGGAAACACACAGCAATGAAACATAAACAAACCTTTTTCGTCTCTAGCGTCAACTACATCTAAATGACATCTTCTTGCTTCAGGTGTTTTCCATACTCTATTAACCCAACCTTCTTCAGGTCTATTAAACTTTTTCATTGCAGGTTCAAATATCTCTTCACCTTCTCTTTCAAAATTTGCGATAATACTTTGAGTGTGTTGCTCAAGCATTTCCCATATTCTACTTCTTCGTTCCATCACCAAACCTCTTTTCATTGTTATTAATAAATGTCATCATTTCTTTAAATAGTTCCGTTGCAAAACTAAAACAAACTCTTGCTTCGTATACAACATTATTTACATTTTCTGTAAGTGTACTTGCGTCTGAATACTTTTGATAACTATCCACTTTTAATCTTAATGCGTCTTTTAATTCTTGTACACTTTTATATTTCTGTACACCGTCATCAACTTTTTTAAAATTGAAATCATAATAATAATTACGACCTGGTGTCTTTCTTCTAATCATCTGCCCACCTGATAAATCACCCATATGTCTTACATATATATGTGCAGCTATTTTCTCTGGAGAATCCATTAATGTTTGACAATGGTCTATGTACTTTTTAGTACTCTCACATAACCAAGGTTTATGGTCCCAAGTCCATAGTTCATTAAAATCTTTTAAGATTTCTGGCGCTCTTCTTAATTGTGGCATATCATCAAAGAAACCTTCCGACATTGCGACTGCTTCTAATATATTATATGCTTGATGTTGATTGTAAAGATAAACAGCGTAAACTTCTTCTAATATCTTTCCAGACATTAATACTTTTACAAATTGTTGTCTTTCTGCTTCTTTATGATGTTCCCAAGTTAATTCTTTTAATGTCTTCATCTTTTAGGAGCTTCTTCAAATGTTTTTTCAGTCTCTTTTTTCTTTTGTTCAAGTTGATGTAAGTCTTCTTTTACAAAACTTTGATAATCTTCTGGCACTTCATCTAAATTCATTTCACCTACAAAGACTGAATTTGCCATTAATTCTGCTCTTATTTTTTGGTCTTCTGTTTCGTCTCTTTCACCACCAGACATATCATTTAAACCTGACCTGTCTTCACTTATTTCTTTGGCGGCAACTTTGAATAAAGAAATTCTAGGTAAGACTTCTTCTAAATGTTCGGTGTGTGCTTCTAAATCGCCAGACATACCAATTTTAAAGTCCCAACTTAATTTTATAATATTAAGTATTTCGTCTGGTCTACGATTGTAGGCTTCTGTAAATTTTTCTGTAAGTCTATCTTTGAGAATTGAAGTACCTTGATTAGTCATTATCTCACTATGAGAGGCGTAAAGGTGTGCGAGTAATAAATCTTTATCTTCTTTAACATCTATAATAGAAGTACACCAATTTTGCGTTGCATACATTACAGATGGTTCTATCCAAGTTTTTGATATATCATCAGCGTCATAAGGCCATTCTGCTTTCCACGCTTCTAGTAGATTTTCTTTAATACAAATTTCTTCAATACCGTCAAGTACACCTGCGTCTTTGCAATGTCCTTCTATTTGACATACATAGACCCATTGATTGTACAAATAAGTACCAACAGATTCTTTGTATTTAAGTTTCTTGTTTAGATAGTCGTTAACGAACGGTTGTGATTCAAACTTTTTACGAGCCTGTTCAACAAATTCTTCTATTCTCTTCATTATTCACCTCAATTGTTTAATGTAAAAGACCTTACGGTCTTAATATATAATTATTTATACTAGTCTCTAGGACCCAAATGGAAGAAGTGTGAAGTCTGGTTGCCATTAGCACCTTCAGAATAGTAATCATAGTTCATAGTTACCGAAGCACCGCCATCATAACCAGTCCAATATATTTGACCTCGTTGATTAATAGCTCTCGGACAATTTGAAGAACCAGTTCCTGAATAGAATAAGTCTGTCCATCTATGTCCACCAGCAGGTTGAAATACGATTTTCTTTCTTGTTCTAAACATTTCATTGTCTTCCATACCTTGACCGGTATCGTTTCTACCACCATTTTCCCATTGGTCATCAGAACCACTATCTCCACCAAGACCTTGTTCGTCATTTCCATAAGGAGCACCGCCCCATATCAAACCTTCGTCATCAAGTATCATTGGGAAAGAGTACATATAAGTACCATCAGCTCTACTCATACCTACATCACATACATTAACTGCCCATTTAGGACCTTTCATATGTATGAAACTTCCTGGGTGACCACCTGAAACATACCAGTAGGCATTACTTTCAACTGATTGTCCACGACCACCGTATGTACCATAGTTACCATCATGTACCCATAGCATACCAGTAGTTTTCTGTCTGATATATAACCATTTGTTCTCATCTCCACCACACCAGAAGAAGTCAATATCTCCATTTAAGTGGTGACCTTCTCTTCTGAATGAACCAATATGATGTGTTCCTGTATAACCAGGAGAACCAATTGGCCAAGCGCCTGAGGTTGTGTAACCTGTAAACCACATATAGCCTTCGCCGTCTAATATGTGAGTACAAGAGTGTCCACCGTTTGAGTGAGTTGTCTTGTACATTTTAATTCCACCGTATCTGTTCCAGTTGATACCAACTCTTTGTGGGTGTGTATAGTAGTAAGAGCCATTTCTGTTTCCTACTCCTAATTCACCGTGTTGGTTATGTCCCCAAGCCCATAGTTGACCTTGTTCGTCTAATGCGTGAAACCATGCCTCTTCTGAACCTGAAGTCCACATATCAATGATTTGTCTTCCGTCAAAGTATGATTGAGGTAATCTAACTGGTCTGGTCACATTGGCACTATAGAAAGCAGTATTTGTTGGTCCACCAGATGTGTCTGCTGAATTGTTTATTGTTGGATTACCTAGTCCTAATTGACCGTTGTTATTGTAACCCCAAACCCATACTGAACCGTCATCACCTAGTGAGAAACAAGATGATGTTCCTGCGTCATGTCCGGCGTCGGACATACCGACTTTAACCATTTTAGTTTGATTGAATGTTTTGCCTATAGTGTTACCTTGCCAATCTGTTGTATCATTAGCAGTAACCCTTACACTATAATTTCTATCTGTAGTTTCTGAATTTCCTAAACCGTAGTTTCCATTTTCACCAGCAGCGTAAACTTCACCATTGTTCATTAACCAGAAAGTTCTATTTTGATTTTTTCTAACTTGTATTACTCTTGGTGCTTTTCCATCAGGTGTAGTCATTCTACCTGTAGCATTAATATTCCAAGATTGGTTGTCTGTAGAAGCCATCCAATCAGTAAATGTAAATCCTGTAGAAAAGTGTTTTCCAGGTTCGTCATTTCCAGCAACACCGTCACCTAATCCAGATGAAGAAGTTCCTTCAGAAGAACCTACCCACATATCAGAACCATCTGAGCATAGTGTACAACTTCTATATGTTTGGTCAGCACTATCAGAAGTGTCAACACCCATATTATATTTCCAACCTAACGGAGCTCGGTTGTTAAATGAAACTACTTCGTTTCTTGTACTCCACTTGTTTTCGTTAACATAAACAAGTACCCAATATTTTGATGGATTACCATCGTGTTCTTCTACCCAAGTATTACAAT